TATGAAGATTGAAAATAAAATTAATGAGCAAAGTAAAGCAATCCAATCTTGGGTAAATAATAATTATCTAGGTACTATAAACGCTGTAACTGGTTTTGGTAAATGTAAAGTAGGCTTAGATGCTATAAATCTAGTTTACAATCAAGCAATTGAAGCTAAAGCTAATATTGATAAATTTTCTATTTTAATTGTAACACCTACTACTGAAATTAAAAAAGAATGGGTTAAAGAATTTAAAAAATGGAAAATGCTGCATATATTAAAACACGTTGATATTCAATGTGTTAATACTTGTAGTAAATATAAAAACAGAAATTATAGTATTGGTATTTTTGATGAGGTTCATAATTATTTAGGAAATACTTTTTATAATGTATTTAAAAATAATATTTTTAAAAGAAAAATATGTTTATCGGCAAGTATTCCTGGAGAACATTTTCATCAATTATTTATTGAACAAAAATGTCCTATTATTTATCAGATGAATATTAAAAAAGCTTTAGAATTAGAATTAATAAACAATTTTAAAGTTTATAATATAGGTGTTAATTTAACAAAGAATGAAAATAAAAGATATACATTTTTATCTAATAAAATTAATGAAGCTTCTATAAAAGGTTACAATGCTTGGGATTTAATAGGACAAAGAAAAAATTTAATTTATGATGCTTCTAACAAATATAAATTATTAGAAGAAATTAAAAAATATTTTAATTCTTATGGTATTATATTTACACAATCAAAAAAATCAGCAGAAAAAGTACAAAAAATAGTAGAAAATTCTTTAGTACATCATAGTGGTTTAACTTCTAAAAAAAGAACAGAAGTAATAAAACTTTTTTCAGATGGTAGAACTAAAGAAAAAATATTATCTAGTGCAATGACTTTAGATGAAGGTGTTACATTACCAAGATTACAGTTTGCTATAATATTAGCTAATACTTCTAAAGAAAAACAATTTATTCAAAGAACAGGTAGAGTAGTAAGACTTGAAAAAAATAAAAAAGAATCAATAATTATTAGAATATACTGTAAAAACACTATTGAAGAAAATTGGTTAAATAAAAGTCAGTCTAAAGTAAAAAACATTTATATTAACAAAAACAAAATTGATACATTATGGATTTAAAACTTCAATTCTTTTTATGTAAAAATAAATATAATGATTTCACAAGTAAAAGTATAGAAGACCAGGTAGATTTAATTAATAAGGATTTTAATCTTACTATTACTGTTGATGAATATGAAGTATTTTTATATAATGAATTAGCTTTATTTAAATCTGAAGAAGATTTTGAACTTGAATCTAGAAAACAAATAAATAATTATCAAGAAAATCTAGAATTTTATGAGAGAGAAAAAAATTATTCAAGTGGACTTGAACAAATGTTTAGCTAACAGTATTGATTTTAATGAGTATGTTATATTAAGTTGTATAGCAAATAACTTAGAAATTCCTGCTATAGAAAATTTTGAAAATGTAATAAATAATTTATTAGAAAAAGCTTTAATTCAACAAGTAGGTAAAAAAATTGAATTAAGACCTAAAGCTAAAAAAATATTTAACATTGAAAACAATAATGATTTAAATGTAGAAGATTGGGTAGATGAATATAGAAATTTATTTCCAAGTGGTGTACATTCTGGAGGTTATCCTGTTAGAGGTATTAAAAAAACTTGTATAGCTAATTTAAAAAAGTTTATGCTTGAATTTGGAAGAGATAAAAAAACTATATTAGAAGCTACTAAAATATATGTAGAAAAAAAGCAACAAGAAAATTTTAATTATATGATGTTAGCTCATTTTTTTATATATAAAAACAATAATTCTATGTTAGAATCATTTATTGAAAATTTTGAAAGTATGGAACAAGATTACAATGACCAATTTCATAAAACAGTTTAATTATGAGTATATTTGATGATGTTATTAAAAACATAGAAAGAGGTAGACAAGGTTTAAATGAGGGGTTGCCTATGGGTTTTAATAGGCTAGTCGAATATCTACCTAACATACAACAAGGTACTTATTATTTAGCGGCTGCAAGTTCAAAAGTTGGTAAAACATCTTTTGTTGACGATGCTTTTTTGTATAATCCATTTGATTATTTAAGAAAAACAAAAGATACAAATATAGTTTTAGATATTGATTATTTTTCTTATGAAATAGAAAAAAAATCAAAAATTACTAAGGGAATTAGTAGAGCTTTATGGAAAGATACAGGTATTATTGCTGATATAAGCACAATTTTAAGTAGAGGTAGAAATTATTGTGAAGATGAACTTTTTGCAAAAATTAAATCTTATAAATCTTATTTTGAAAGCTTAGAAGATGTAGTAACAATACATGATATGCCTGATAACGCTACAGGTATATACAAATATCTTGTAAATAAAGCTAAAAGTAACGGGAAGATACTTACTAAAACTATAGGAACAAGTAATGAAGGTATTGAAATTAAAAGATTTGATAAATACATTCCAAATAATGATAATAGGTATTGGATTGTAATTATAGACCATATTGCATTGTTAAAAGAGGAAAGAGGATTTAACACAAAGCAGAATATTGATAAAATGTCTCAATATTTGGTTGAACTTAGAAATAATTTTAATTTAATACCAGTAGTTATTCAACAATTATCTTTTGAAACTGATAATGATGAAAGGCATAAACAAGGAAGACTAACACCTACTCTTAGAGATTTTTCAGATTCTAGATACACAGTCAGGGATGCAAACGTTATTTTAGCTTTATATGACCCATATAGAGATAAACAAAAAACATTTCAAGGCTATGATATAACTAAACTAGGAAACAGTTTTAGAAATTTAGAAATATTACAAAATCGTGATGGTGAACCAGGTATTAATATAGGATTAAATTTTATAGGTCCTGTAGGTACTTTTAGAGAACTTCCTAAAGCTGTTGATATGAAAGATAAGTATTATGAAAAAGCAAGTAAATATTTAATTTAAAAATTATGTTAGAAATTGAATTACCAAAAGATATAGTCAAATCTATATCTAGAGACCCAAAATTATTAATACTTTACAGTATTCCAAAAATCGGTAAAACTACTATATTAAGTAAATTACCTAATTCTTTACTGATTGATTTAGAAGATGGTTCTGATTTTGTTGATGCTGTTAAAATTAAAGTAAATAACTTAAAAGAACTAAAAGAAGTTGGTACAGCTATTATAAAAGCTAAAAGACCTTATAAAACAGTAATTATAGACACTACTACTAAATTAGAAGAATGGTGTTTAGATTATGCTTTAGAACTTTATAAAGCTCAACCAATAGGTGCAAATTTTGAAGGTGATTCAGTTTTAGAACTAAGTCGTGGAGCAGGTTATTACTGGTTAAGAAAAGCTTTTCAAGAATGGATTAATAAAATTAAAAAATTAGCAGACAATATAATTTTAGTTTGCCATTTAAAAGATAGCTCTATTGAGAAAAAAGGTAAAGAAGTATCTCATAAAGAAATAGATTTAACTGGTAAGTTAAAAACTATAATAAGTACTGATGCAGATGCTATTTGTTATTTATATAGAGACGAAGACAATAATCTTATAGCAAATTTTAAAGGTTCAGATGAAATTGTTTGTGGTTCAAGATGTAATCATCTTAAAGGACAAGAAATAATACTAGCAAAATATGATTTTGAAAAAAATGATGTTTGCGATGTAAAATGGGAATTAATTTATGAAAGTTTAAAAAAGTAAAAAAAATGGCAAAAATTGTAAGTATTCAAGAAATTTTAAATGATTTAGAAAATGGTTTAACCAGAAAACCATCATCAATTGGTTATGAACCATTAATAGGTTCAATTAGTGAAAAATATGGTTTAGATAATAACCAATTAACTATTTTATTCAATCATCCACAATTAAAAGGTAAAAAAACTAAAAAACAATCTAGTTTAATAATTGTTGATACCATTGAAGAAAAAGAAGAAAGAATAAAATCTTTAGAAAATCATGAAAACACTAATGTTATTGAATCAGAAGAATTAATTAAAGATGAAAAAGAAGAATTAATTGAAGAAACATTAACACAAAATCAAGAAATTGAAGTATCTTTAGAACCCCAAAATATTGTTGAAGAAGAATCTGAACAAATACCACAAGAAGTTTTAGATGATGTTCAAGAAGAAGAGGAAGAAGAAGAATCTTTATTTTAATAAGTAATCATTAAATTTAATAAATATGTACGGTAAATCAACAAATTCAAAAGGTGAAACATTAGCTTCAGATAGTTCTTATGTTTTACCAGTAGCAGGTGAGAGAGTAAAAGGGAACAAATTTATCTATTTTGATTTTGCAAAAGACAAAGATGAACAAGTTCAAGAAGATAGAGCTGAATTTGTTTTTAAACAAGCTAACGGTGCTTTAGTTAAAATTTCTTTATTTGAAGGTGAAGAAGATTGGCAAATAGACCAAATTAACAGAACTGTAAAACACATTTGTACAAAATTAGTAGGAGAACAGGCTTATGCTGATAAAATTGAAGCTAAACCTGCTAATAGTTTTGCAAATTTTGTTAGTAAAATCAAAGCTTTGTTAAAAGATGAAGATTTTACAACTAAAGAATTTACTATGAAGTTTGTATATAACAAAAAAGGTTATATTACAGTACCTACTTTTCCTAATTTTATTACCACTCCTGATAAAGAAGATATTTTATCTACAAATCCAAAATATGATAAATATGAGTTGGAAAAACCTGTAGATAATGATTCTTCTGATAATAGTGATGACGATGAATTATTTTAATTAATCTAGAGGGTAGATTAATTTCTACCCTCTTTTTATTAAAAATAATTTTTTATGTATGGTAATAAACCAAAAGAAGCTTTAACTTTTCAAAAAATTCTTGAATTAATATCAGAATATGATATATTTAAATTTTATTGTTCTTCTTTTAAAGAACTTGGAAATTTATTTTGTTCTGAATTAAGAGAAGATAAAAAACCAAGTTGTATAATATCTAATTTATCAAAAGGTTTAGTTTATAAAGATTTTTCTACAGGTCATTATTATAATTGTTTTCAGTATGTAAGAGCTAAATATAATTGTGATTTTATTACCGCTTTAAATATTATAAATAATGATTTTAATTTAAATCTTAAAGGAACAAGTTCTATTAAAAGTGATATAATAGAAAAACCTATAATACATGATTTAACTATTTTACCTAAAGAAAAATGTATAATAAATATCAATATTAAAAACTTTTCTAAAAATGATTTAGAATATTGGAAACAGTATAATATTGATAAAAAAATATTAGAATTTTATAATGTAAAATCTTTAAATGCGTATTCTATTAATGGTAATTGGATTTATAATAAAAATTTATGTTTTGCTTATAAATTAGGTATTAAAAATAATATTAAATTTTATAAAATATTAAATCCTTTAAATTTAAAATACAAATGGTTTAGTAATACAGATTCTAATGTTTTACAAGGTATTAATCAAGCTATTAAACAAAATCCAAAAATATTGTTTATAACATCATCTTTAAAAGATGTAATGTCATTATATAGTATAGGATTTACTGCTATAGCACCTGCATCAGAAACAGTTTTATTGAATGAAACTATAATAAATAAGTTAAAAGAAAAAGTTTGTAGTAACATTATAATGCTTTTCGATAATGATGAACCTGGTAAAGAAGCTAGTAAAAAATATGAAGAAGTTTATGGATTTAAATCAATTTTTATTGATGAATATAAAGACCCTTCTGATTTTATAAAATTTAATAATCCTGAAAAGTTAAAATCTTTAATTAACAAAAAATTAAATGATATTTTTTATTCCGAATAATGTACCATCTTCTAAAAACAGTAAAAGATGGACAGGAAAAATGTTAATTAGCAGTAAATTATCTTTAAAATATTATAAAGATAGTGATGAAAAAATTAATGAAATTAAAAATCAATTTACAAATGAAATAGAAAAAAGACAACTAAGCAATCCTTTATTAATAGGGTTTCATTTTGTAAGGAATAGTAAAAGGAAATATGATTGGATTAATCCTCTTCAAACAATTCAAGATTTTATGGTAAAAAAAGAATTAATTGAAGATGATAATGTAAGTGTAATGTTTCCTTTACCTTTAAGTATAAATGGTAAATATACTTCTATTAATAAAGAAAATCCTGGTGTTTATTTTAAAATCTTAAATATGGAAGATTCTCTTATTAAAAAATTAATAAAACATGGTATAAGCACTAATATAAATTATAATTCTATAAGAATAGCTATTGAAGATAAGTTAGATAATGCAGATAATGTATTAGATAAATACGATTTTCAAGAATTATACAACGAATTTATGGAATTTTATATTAACTATTTAGATAGCACTTTAGTTGCTAACGAAACAAATTTAATAACAACAAAATAATAACAATTTAAAATTTACAATTATGTCTAGAAAAATCACATTATTTAACTCAAATTCTCAAGTAAGAAAAGAAGTTATCACAAGTGCAACAACATGGGGTCAATTAAAATCTGAAAATTCAGATTTCATTACAGCTAATTTAAGAGGTATGGTTAGAGAAACAAGAGTTAGTTTAGAAGACGACAATGCTCAATTACCTTCAGGCGAAGCTATTATATTTTTAGCTACAAAAGAAATTAAATCAGGAAAATAATGCAAGATTTAGATGTTTTAGAAGAAAACATATTAGAAATTTATCAAAAAAAATTAATTTCTATAATAAATTCTGAAATTTTAAACAATTTAATCTAATAAAAACAAAAGCCGATAATTTAATTATTATCGGCTTTTTAAAATAAAAAAAATGGATGATTTACTGTTTGAAGAAATAGATATGATGTTTTCTCAATCTATTAATAATGAAAAAATAAAACAAGTAGAAGAAAACACAGAACAAGTAGTAGTACCTGAAATAGAAATTAAAAACATTGAAGAAACTTTTATTGAAACAGCTATTAATTTATTAAATAATAATGAATTAAATGACATTATAGTTTATTTAAATGAAAATAAATCTTTACTAGGAAAATTAAACGGGTATAATAATAAATATAAAACTGAAGCAAATGCTATAATTTTAATGTTTTTTCATAAAGTATTAGATTTTTTAAATATTGATTTTGAAATTATAGTAGGCGAAAAAGAGTCTTCAACTAGAAAAAAACTTACTAAAATTTTTTTAAGTGAAGTTTTAAATTTTTCTGTATTTAATAAATTTAATTTTTGTGACCAAAAAAGTAGTTATACTTGTAGAGCTGGTGCTTTTAATTTAATGTTAAAATTTAAAAATGTTGAAATTTCAAATTCTCTTAGATTAAAACATACTATGCCACAAATAAATTTCATGATACCAATATCTGTTGATAATAATTTAAATGATTATGGTGGAAATTATTGTAGAATTATTAGACCAGTAGTAACTAAAGACGAATTATATTCTTCTTATAATTTTTCTCATTCACAAGGAGATTGTTATTCTCTTGATTCAGATTTATGTTATGGAGGTTCTGATACTGAAATAAATAAAAAAATTCATGAGTTTTTTAATTTTTTTAACGAAAGTTCAATTTACATAAAATCTAAATTTGAAAGTTTTATATCAATATTTGCAACTATAGATTCATACATTAGATGGGAATCTTTAGAAGGTACTCCTTATAAATATATTAAAAATATTGTAAAAAGTAACAATGAATTTTATAATGACCTTGATGAAAAAGCTATAAATTTAGAATGTTTTGCATCAATTATTGAAAAATTAAATACTAACAGTTTATTTAATAAAGATGTAATAAAAAAAACTTTATCTATTAGTGTAGAATCTGATTTATTAAATAATAATATCATAAACGCTGAAATTATAAATGAAGAATTTTATTATGATATAATATCTAACAATTATATTACAGATAAAGATAATTTAGGTATTGTAAGGTATATAAAAAGAACGTCTTCATCAAATAATGTAAATTTAACAAACAAGTATTTATATACTGATTTAACAAATAAAGATATTTTTATAACATTAGAAGATAATAAATTAGAACAAATTAAAGAAAAAAGAATACCATCTTCATTAAAAACTATTATTGAAAATAAAATTAAATATTATTTTAACAAAAAAATTTATGACAAATATATTAAAAAAATTGAAAAGTGTTAAAAATTTTACTGCTGATAATAAACTAGCAAAAGTAAAAAAAAGTAAATCTAGTAAAAATAATTTATTACATAGATTGGATGATGATGTAAATTTACCTTATAAAGTTAATAATCCTATAGGATTTAATAATAATTTTAACAATGTAGTAAATCCCACAATTAAACAAATTTCTTTACCAGAAAAACCAACAATTTTAATAAGTAAAGAATTTAAAGATAAAGTAGATTTTCTTCATAATAAAGTAAAATCAGTTGAATGGAGTGGTGTATTAATCTATAAAATAATTAAAGAAAGTATAGAAAACCCTTCAAAATTTGTAATTGAAATGATTGATATTATTTTAATGGATATTGGTTCTGCTTCTTATACTGAATATTCTTTATCTAAAGCTTTAACTGAAGATGATTATGTTTTCGATAAAATAAATTCTTTAATGAATGATGAAACATTAAAAACAGGACATATTCACACGCATCATAGTATGTCTTGTTTCTTTTCTGGTACTGATACAAAAGAATTAATTGATAATCATACTGCATATAATTATTATTTATCATTAATTGTAAATTTTCAAGATATTGATAAATGGTGTGCAAAAATTGCTTTTGAAGGAGAAATAGAAGAAAATTATTCTAGAGTATTAAAATTTAAAAAAGATGATGGTACTTTTGGAAATAATAGTACTAAAAAAGATTTAAAAGAAAAAGCAATGTTTACTTATGATTGTACAATTAAGTATAAAGAACATGATGTAGTAAACCTACCAGAATCTTTTGTAAAAAGATATGAAGAAATAGAAAAGAAAAAATCTAAATATACTTTTTATCCAGATTATAATTATCAAAGTAATAATAATTTTTATGGTAACGGTAGATTATTTCAAGATAATGAACTTTTAAATAATAAAAAAACACATAATTATTGGGATAATGACGATGATTTTTATGTTCCTAAACTTAAAAATAAAAAAAGTAAAGGTAAATTATCTAAAGAAACAAGTGCTATTAATATTTTATCTGATTCATTAGATGAAGCTATTTTAGCTTTAGATTTAAAAAATATACCTGAAAATATGGAATTTACTTATAAATTTAGTGAATTTTATAAACATATTAATGGTACTTCTTTTGATACTTTTTCAATGTACTCATTTATTGAATGTTTAGAAGAACAATTTGAAGATTTTTGTACAGATGAAAAATTATCTGTAAAAGAAGAAACAGATTTATTAAACCAAATTAATTTAAAATTAAAAGCTCTTCATATTAAACATACATTAGATAATGTAATATTAGAAGAAGAATTTAGATTAAAATCAAATGAAAAATAACATAAGGGAGCTTTGCTCCCTTTTTAAATTAAAAAAATTATGATGAAAATAATACAAACACATGGCAGATTTAAAGGATTACCTTGGTATGAAAATTTACAGTCTGTATCTATACTTGGTGCTGGTGGTATAGGTTCTTGGTTAGGTCTAAGTTTATCAAGACAAGGT